AGGAGGCCCCGTGGCACTGACCGCCAAGCAGGCCGCCGCCCGGGTGAACACCCTCTACGCAGAGCTGAAGACCCGCCGCGGCCCGGTCGACAAGCGGGAGCGCTACTTCAAGGGCGACCAGCCGTTGCGCTACGCCTCCCCGGAGTTCCGCCGCTTCCACGGCGAGCGGTTCGAGGGCTGGTCGGACAACTGGTGCGGCGTGGTCGGTTCGGCCGCCCCTGAACTGACCGAGTTCGCGTCGATTCACCTGGGCGACGACGCCGAAGACCTGTCGGCCGACGAGCGCGTGCTGTTGCGCGACTGGAACCTGAACGACGGGCAGTCGAAGTCGTCGCAAGGCTTCCTGTCGGGTGCGGTCACGTCGCGGTCGTTCTCGATGGTCTGGGGCAGCCGGGATGACGAGCCGGTCCTGACGTGGGAGCACGCATCACAGGCGATCGTGGGCTACGAGGCAGACGGTTCATCGCAGCGTGACGCGCTCAAGGCGTGGGTCGAGGACGAGCGCGAGTACGCAACTTATTTCACGCCCGACGAGGTGTGGAAGTTCGAGCGCCCTAAGACGCTCGGCTCGGCGTCCGGACTGGTCCTGCCGGCGTCGTTCGCTGCGGTTGACGGCGGATGGGTTCCGCGACAGCCGGACACGGACGACTCGTGGCCCATCCCGAACCCGCTCGGTGTGGTGCCGCTCGTGGAGTTCCCGAACCGGCCACTGCTCGGCGACGGTCCCATCTCGGACATCGAGGGGACGATGGCGGGGCAGGATGCTGCGAACCTTATGTGGGCGTACCTGTTCGGCGCCGCCGACTATGCGTCGATGCCGGCGCGCGTCGTCATGGGTCAGGAGCCGCCGAAGGTTCCGATCTTGGACGCGAACGGGCAGAAGGTCGGCGAGGCGCCGATCGACGTCGAGCAGTTGACTCGCGGTCGGATGCTGTGGCTCACGGGTCAGAATACGACCATTGGTCAGTGGGACTCGGCCAAGCTGGACGTGTTCACGGGAGTGATCGACACCCTCGTGAAGCACATCGGCGCGCAGACGAAGACGCCGCTGAACTACTTGGGCGCGCTGTCCAACGTGAACGGCGAAACGCTCGACGGGCTCCGCACGCCGCTGCACATGAAGGTGCGCGACGGTCACAAGCACCTGTCCGGCCCACAGCGCGAGACGTTCCGGCGCATGGCCCTTGTCCGTGGCAACACGGCTGTGGCCGAGGCGTGCCGGACTGCGGTTATCGGGTGGAAGAACCCGGAGACCTCGAGCGACGCGCAGACGTCCGACGCCGCACTAAAGGACCGCGAAATCGGCTGGTCATCGGCGGGCATCCTCGAGCGCCGCTATGGCATGTCGCAGCAGGAGATCGACAAGGAGATCCAGCGCAGGCGCGCGGAGGCTCTTGACCCGGTGACGCAGCAGCTCCTCGACGACATGACGGCGACGGCGTCCGATGCTCCGGTCAGCGAGTAGCCACTACGCCCGATCCGCCCTTCTGGCTCGTCGCGCCGGCATCTCAGCCGGCTCGGCACCCAGCGCACTCGCACTCGCATCCACCCTGACCGTTCACCAGGCCGCACAGGCGCGCATGTCCGAGCAGTACGTGTCGGACGCCCTGGCCGAGCAGGGTGTCGAGGTGACGCCCTCGGGCTCACTGTCGCCACTGGCGTTCACCACTAGCGGGCGCATGTTCACCGACATGGCGGCCAAGTCCCCGAACCTTCCGCGGCTCGTCGAGTCGCTGGTGCAGGACGCGGGCAGGTCTGCCGAGTCCGTCGCATCCGCTGCTCGCCCGGACGTGGGTCACGTCCGCTACCTGTCCCCACCGTCGTGCTCACGGTGCGCTGTCCTCGCCGGCCGCGTATACCGCTACTCGGACGGCTTCAAGCGTCACACCAACTGTGACTGCGTGATGATCCCGGCCGCAGAGAGTGCGGCGCCCGGCCTCGTTTCGGACCCGACCGACCTGATGCGTCAGGGCAAGGTCACTGGCCTGTCCAAGGCCGATCTGCAGGCCATCGCAGACGGTGCCGACCTCGGGAAGGTCGTCAACGTGCGCCGGTACTCATCCGGCCTACGGGAGTCGGGCCGCGTCCTGGCACGCGCCGGGAAGTTGACGCCGGAAGGCATCTACCGGCTCGCGTCTGACCGCACCGAGGCCGTGGCGATGCTGCGGCGATTTGGCTACCTGACGTAGCCCCACGAACCCCTCACGGCGCAAGGCCGTGGGTCAACCCGCAATGGGAGCACCAATGTCCGAGACCACCGAGGCCGCCACCGTCGACCAGTCGACTGCCGACGGTGCCGCATCCGAGACGGGCGCGGAGTCCGCTGCCGTGACCGAGGGCGCAACCGCCCTGGGTGACGCCGGCAAGAAGGCCCTCGACGCCATGAAGGCCGAGCGCAACGAGGCGAAGGCCGCAGCCAAGCAGGCTGCGGACGACCTCGCGGCACTCCGGGCTCAGATCGAGGGCCGCGAGGCCGAGCACAAGGCCACCCTCGACGCACAGCGAGTCAAGGACGAGGCGCTGAGCGCGGCGAACCAGCGCATCCTCAAGGCCGAGGTGCGCGCGCAGGCCGCGGGCAAGCTGAACGACCCGAAGGATGCGCTTCTGTATCTCGACCTGTCCGGGTTCGAGGTCGGCCCGGACGGCGACGTCGACGGTGAGACCGTCGCAGCCGCCATCGACGACCTTCTCAAGAACAAGCCCTACCTCGCGGCGCAAGGCGTGCGATTCCAGGGCGGTGCAGACGGCGGTGCTCGCAAGGAGTCCGTCGCTGACATCGACGGCCAGATTGCGGCAGCGACCGCGGCTGGTCAGCACCTCCTCGCAATCCAACTCAAGCAGCAGCGCGCCGCGCAGCTCGCCAACAAGTCCTAGGAGGACACCCCATGTCCGGTTCCACCTCTGGAGTCGGCACGACCTTCGGTCTGCCGAACTACCACGGCGAGCTCATCGCCCTCACCCCGTCCGACACCCCGCTGCTCTCCGCCTCCGGTGGCCTGAGCGGCGGCAAGCAGACGGACTCCCCCGCCTTCGAGTGGCAGACCTACGACCTGCGTGACGCGGCTTCCCGGCCCCGTCTCGAGGGTGCCGACGCGCCGACCGCGGAGTCCCGCGTGCGTGGCAACGTCGAGAACGTCGTGCAGATCTTCCAGGAGGCCGTCTCGACGTCCTACACGAAGCTCGCGGCGACGGGCCAGTACGCCACCCCCGGCTCAGCCCCGTTCTACTCCGCTGGCGGCGCACCGAACCCGGTCGCCAACGAGCACTCGTGGCAGGTCATGCAGTCGCTGAAGCAGATCGCCCGCGACGTGAACTGGTGCATGTGGAACGGCGTCAAGGTGAAGCCGACCACGAACGGCACCGCGCGCGCGATGGGCGGGCTCCTGTCCGTCATCTCGTCCAACGCGCGGACCAAGACCGGGAGCACCCTCACCTCGGGCGCGTCGGCCGCGACGGACACCATCACCGCGACGCACGACCTCGCCATCGGTGACCGTGTCGTCTTCACCGACGTGGGTGCCTCGACGACCATCGTCGCCGGCCGCGCCTACTGGGTGAAGTCGGTCAGCACGACCGTGTCCTTCAAGATCGTGCCCACCTCGGACACGTCCGCGACGGCCATCGCCGTGGGCACCGCGACCGTCAGCTTCTACGCGATCAACGTCGCCAACACCGTCTCGGTGGACGACGTGAACTCGCTCCTCCAGTCGGTGTTCGACAACGGCGGGATCACCGAGCAGGGCACCGCGACCCTGTTCGTCCCGTCCGGCCAGAAGCGCAAGCTCTCGGCCGCCTACGCCACCGCCTACGGGCAGGCCGACCCGATGGGCGGCACCCGCAACGTGGGCGGGGTCGACCTGAACACCATCGTGACCGACTTCGGCACGCTCAACGTGGCGATCGACCGGGCGCTGCCCGCCGACGCCATCGCGGTCGTGTCGCTGGAGCAGGTCGCGCCCGTGTTCCTGAACATCCCCGGCAAGGGCGTCCTGTTCGAGGAGGAGTTGGCGAAGACCGGCGCGTCGGACAAGTCGCAGATCTACGGCGAGATCGGCCTCGAGTACGGCAACGAGGCCGCGCACGGCGTCCTCCGCGGCCTGTTCGCCTGATCCACCCGCCCCACTGAGGAAGGAGGTCCGCCATGGCCCTGAGCCCGCTTGCGACCCTGACGGACCTCCTGACTCGGGGAGTCGACCCGTCCGACCCCGACCGTGCGCTTGCTGCGCTGGACTCCGCGTCAGAAGCGGTGCGCGACGCCGCAGGGTGCCCCATCTCCGAGGTGTCGGCGACGGTCAGCATCCCCGCCCCGGCCCCGTGTGGGCAGTGGCTTGACCTGCCCGGCATGGTGACCGATGTCGAGTCGGTCACCATCGACGGTGAGTCGGTCACTACCTATGTCCGGCAGGGCTCGTCTCTGTGGCTGTCCGGTGGCTGGCGCTCGACGTGGGAACCGGTGAACGTCGAGGTGACGTTCACCTCCGGCCATGCCGACGTTCCCGCGGACATCATCGCCCTCGTGTGCGACCTCGCCCATGCTTCCCTGTTGCAGGAGGCGCCGGTTCCGGCCGGCGTGACCTCGATCGCCATCGACGACTACCGCGAGTCCTACGCCACGGGTGCGGACGCTCAGGCGTCCGTCTTCGAGATCCCTGAGCGCACCCGCGCCTGGCTGCGTCAGCGGTTCGGCGCTACGGCGTTCGTGGTGCGTGAGCGCCAGTGAGGGCCGCCGGGGCGGTCGCTCGAGGACGACGCGCCGCCGAGTCGATGATGGTCGACACCTGCACCATCACGCGCGCCAGCGCTGGCGCCCCCGTGGTTGACAACAACAGCGGGACCGTGACCCCAGCGGCCCCCGCGACGATCTACGCAGGCCCGTGCCGCGTGCAGCTCCCCGACGCGGTCGAGAAGGCCGAGGAGGCGGGCGGCGACGCACTGAGCGTGCAGGCGGCGATCATCTCACTACCCGTAGCAGGCTCCGAGGCTGTGGCGGTGGGTG